AGTAGTGTACTACCGATACATCACAAACCTTTCAGAGACACATCTTTATTTCCAAGATGAGAATTCTAATACTGCTTTTAGCAGTCACTCAACTGGCTGTGAGTAGCCCAGTTATCACTAGATGCTTTCATGGTGGGCAACTGATTGCAGAAAGGAAATCCCAAACATCGATTTCAGAATTCTGCATTAAAGATGACGTTTCTATGTTAAAATCAGAGATTGTCTACACAAAAAATGATACTGGGATTTTTGGCCACAGTAAAGTGTTTCGTCACTGGACGATCACAGACTGGAAAGCATGCAACCCTGTTGTTACGGCCGGTGGTAGTATAAATGTTATAGAGGTTGATAAAAATCTAAACCTTGTAACTAGAAATTATGTGTGCACAGGGGATTGCACTATAACAGTTGATAGGAAAAATGCCCAAATTATATTTCAGACAGACAAACTTAATCATTTTGAAGTGACAGGAACTACTATCAGCACTGGCTGGTTTAAGTCTAAAGCATCTGTTACTCTCGATAGAACATGTGAACATATAAAAGTAAGCTGTGGAAAGAAAACATTACAATTCCATGCTTGCTTTAAGCAACACATGTCTTGTGTTCGATTCTTACACAGGAGCATACTACCAGGGTCAATGGCAATTTCGATCTGCCAAAATATTGAGCTGATTATAATAACAATATTGGCATTATGTATATTTATAATTATGATAATCTTAACAAAAACATACATTTGCTACGTGTTGATCCCAGTGTTTATGCCCATAGCTTTTGCTTATGGATGGGCGTACAACAGGAGTTGTAAGAAATGCACTTGTTGCGGATTGGCATATCATCCCTTTACAAACTGTGGCTCATATTGTGTCTGTGGCTCCAAATTTGAAACATCGGACAGAATGAGGATGCACCGAGAATCAGGGTTATGTCAGGGTTTTAAAAGCCTGAGAGTAGCAAGAAGGCTTTGCAAATCAAAAGGCTCATCATTGATCATATCCATCTTACTCTCAGTGCTGATTCTATCCTTTGTAACACCCATAGAAGGGACTCTCACAAACTACCCTACTGATCAGAAATATACTTTAGATGAGATAGCAGATGTCCTTCAAGCTAAAACACATGAAGATTCTACAAAATACTATATAATATTATATACATCACTCTTCGGTGCAGGTCTGACCATCATTTTTGCAGGAGTAGCATTGGGGTTAACAATTATACTAGAAGTATTAACCAAGATTAATGTTATTTTTTGCAACGAATGCAACATGTACCATAGCAAAAAATCAATCAAATATGTAGGTGATTTCACTAATAAATGTGGGTTTTGTACGTGTGGGCTGCTAGAGGATCCAGAGGGTGTTGTTGTACATAAAGCTAAAAAATCCTGTACATATTCATATCAGATTAACTGGGTCAGAGGCATCATGATATTTGTTGCCTTTTTATTTGTAATACAGAATACAATTATAATGGTCGCAGCAGAAGAAGACTGCTGGAAAAATGAAGAATTAAAAGAAGATTGTGTAGGGCCTTTAATTGCACCTAAGGATTGTACTGATAAAGACCATAAAACCTACTTGAGTGAGGCTTCATTGTTAGCAACAGCAAAGAAAATAACTCAGGTGGATGCTGAAAATGTGGAGATATTGGGGAAAACTATGGAATCAGCAATTAGAGTAATTGAAAGACAGAAGACATACCACAGAATGCACTTGCTTGAGGCAGTATTTCTAAATAAGCACTGCGATTATTATAAAATGTTTGAACATAACAGTGGATATTCCCAAGTAAAGTGGAGGATGATGATAAAAACACAACACTTTGATATCTGTGCCTTACAAGCAAATAGCCCGTTTTGTGCTCAGTGCATTGCTGACAATTCTTGTGCGCAAGGTTCTTGGGAATTTGATACACATATGAACTCCACATATTCAAGTAAAGTCGACAATTTTAAACATGACTTCTCTCTATTCCTCAGAATCTTTGAAGCAGCATTTCCAGGCACTGCTTATGTTCACTTGCTAACAAATATAAAAGAAAAGAAGCCCTATCAGGCAGTCAGCATGATTGAGAAAATAAAGAAGAAGTTTCCGAATAATAAACTGCTTATTGGATATTTAGATTTTGGCAAGTACTTGCTAGGCTTAAGTCATGCAAGCACATACGAGTTGCAACAGAGACAACTAGATAAGTTATATCAGCCAACAGAATTAACCCGATCTGGTGGTCAACAAACATCATTAGCAAATTCTGTAGTAGGTCAAGCAACGAAAGAATGTAAAAAGTACAAAGATGTTAGTTGCTTAAGCCCAAGATTTGGAATTCCGCTGGAAGATTTAATAAGCTGCTGTGACCAACCAAATTACAATATTTATAAAAAGCCAAAAAAAGTCTACAAAGCTCATGACAAAGAAGAAACATGGTGCATTAATGATCAGCATTGCCTAGTAGACTTTGTCCCAGCTGAAGCCGATACTGTAGAAAAATTGAAACCTATGAAATGTTGGTTAGTTGACCCTGGCAAGAATGATGATGTCTACTCTATTGCAATAAAAACATGTAGAGTGGTTGATAAGGGAGTTTGTACTGTTAATTCACAAAAATGGAATATAATCAAATGTGATTCTGGTCCGCTCTACTACAGTGACCACATACCAGGGGAAGATACAGGCAATGATATAGGACATTATTGTGTATCAGCAGGATGCAAAACTGACAGATACCCAATTAATCCTGATGTTGTTACTGACTGTGTGTGGGAATTTACTTCTAGGAAATCACAATATATAGGCAAGATCTCCATGCAGTCTCTTGAAGATTACGAAAAGGCTTTAACTGACAGATTGACCCATACCTTGGAAACCTATAGTTTTGCCCCGTTAGAAAATCTCCCGCATATAAAACCAGTTTACAAATATATTACTGCACAAGGAGTCGAAAACTCAGACGGTATAGAAGGGGCATTCATAACAGCCAGTATCCCAGCCGCTGGGGGCACTAGCATAGGCTACAATGTTAGATCAAAAGATGGCTTCCCACTCCTTGATCTAATAGTTTTTGTGAAGAGTGCTGTGATAAAAAGCACATACAACCATATATATGATACTGGGCCAACAATTAGCATAAATACAAAGCATGACGAACATTGCACTGGCCAATGTCCAAGCAATATAGAACATGAGGCTAACTGGTTGACATTTTCACAAGAAAGAACTAGCAGATGGGGATGCGAAGAGTTTGGGTGCTTGGCTGTCAACACAGGTTGTGTGTTTGGGTCTTGTCAAGATGTAATTAGACCAGAAACAAAAGTTTACAGGAAAGCTGTAGATGAAGTTGTTATTTTAACAGTTTGTATTACATATCCAGGACACACTTTTTGCACAGAAATTAATGCCATAGAGCCAAAAATAACGGAAGAAATTGAACTCCAGTTTAAAACAGTTGACACGAAAACACTACCATATATAGTAGCCGTAAACAATCATAAACTTTATAGTGGTCAGATAAATGATTTAGGGACATTTGGGCAAATGTGCGGAAATGTCCAAAAAACAAACAGCAGCATTTTAGGAACTGGGACACCAAAATTTGATTATACTTGCCATGGTGCTAGTAGGAAGGATATCATTGTTAGGAGATGCTATAATAACAATTTTGACTCCTGCAAACTTCTAAAGGAAGAAACACAGCTTATATTTAATGATGACCATGATACAATAACTGTTTATAATACAAATCACTTAATTGGTGAGTTAGCTATAAAATTGATATTAGGGGATATCCAGTATAAATTATTCACAGAAACATTGGACCTCCAGATTGATGCGAAATGTGTTGGCTGCCCTGATTGCTTTGAGAGCTATTCCTGCAATTTCCAAATAGTATCAAATATAGACACAATCTGCAGCCTTGAAGGGCCTTGTGACACATTCCATAATAGGATCTCAATTAAAGCAATGCAGCAAAATTATGCTGTAAAACTCTCCTGCCAGAAGGATCCAAGACCATCAGGGACTTTTAAAATTTGCAACAGGGAATATACTGTTGTCTTCCATACAGTAGCAAAAGATGACAAAATAGAAATAAATGTTGGAGACCAGACTTCATTCATTAAAGAGAAAGATGACAGGTGCAAAACATGGCTGTGTAGGGTCAGAGATGAAGGTATTAGTGTAATTTTTGAACCAATTAAAGCCTTCTTTGGGAGTTATTTCAGCATCTTCTTCTACATAATTGTTGTTGTAGTAGTGGGATTTTTAATAATATATATTTTTATGCCAATGTTTATGAAGTTAAAGGAAGTGTTGAAAGCAAATGAGAAGCTTTACTTGCAAGAAATTAAGCAAAAGTGAAAATTAGACGGTTATTAATTCATTGTTAAATACATTCAAAATTCATATTGACACATTGTGTCAAAAAACAAGGCTGTTTTGTTATCGGTAGCACACTACT